CAAAAAGATAATAGTGAAAACCCACACAAGTCGCAACATACTGAGGCTTGTAGAAACGAGTTAGGTTATTCTCATTATCACTCACATAACTCAAGTCGAGATAATAATATTGGCATAACTAATGAGTTCGATAGCCAATACTATCTTGACATTATCGGTACAAGCCATTGTCGAAGTCGTACTATTGCGTGTGAGCCACATGAGTTTTCTGTGTTTCAAATGTTTAAGAAAAAGAAAGCACAGTTAATATCGGCACACGAAACTTGGATAGCTACTATCGAAGAACAACGCAAGGCTATGATGACAGGACTAAAAGCCTATCGTTATCTTGATGAGGGTGTTGAGTTGATGAATGAGTTAGGTGTTAAGTGTGATGAAAGTGATTTGATTACAGTTAATAGTACAGGCTTATCAATGTACAATCCTGTTAATCTCGCAGACATGGTCAAAGGTATGAAGAACAAGACCATGACAAGAGAACAAAAGATTGCTAGTCGTATGCAATACGAAAGCGATAATGTAGTTGTGATACAAACAGACCAACAATCACAAGTACACTAACGAGTAGAGTGGCATGGTAGTTATATCTGTAAGACCAACTCTACCACTATGGGGCAAGCCTCTGCAACAAGGGTAGCCCCACCCTTCCTTATCTTTAGTGGGTCCCAAACCAATTCCTGTGCTTGTAGCTTACGGGCCCACCCACCCCCCAATTGTAGTATATAGGGATCCTAATGCATACTATATATAGCTTGATTTAAACATTTATAGAGGCTAAAATCATTTCCACTTTAAAAAACAAAAAGGTGCAAAATTTTTTACAAAATTTTTTCAAATGCTAACTCCTGATCAATTAAAAAACTTACCTGAAGATACAAAAAAAGAATATCTACGCACCATGCTGTTGCTAGATGAAAAGAAAAAAGAACAAAATATTAAAGATGATTTTCTTGCTTTTGTAAAACATATGTGGCCAGAATTTATTGAAGGCGAGCACCATAAGATTATGGCAGAAAAATTTAATCGTGTCGCACGAGGCGATCTCAAGCGACTTATTATCAACATGGCACCAAGACATACAAAGTCTGAGTTTGCATCTAACTATCTACCTGCATGGATGATCGGTAACAAACCTGATCTAAAAATAATCCAAGCAACTAATAATGCAGAACTTGCGGTACGATTTGGTCGTAAGGCTAAGACATTAATGGAGCAGGATGAGTTTAAAAAAGTATTTCACACCAGGTTGCGCGAAGATTCTAAAGCCGCGGGCAAGTGGGAAACGGACCAAGGTGGTGAATACTATGCTGCAGGTGTTGGCGGATCGATAACCGGTCGTGGTGCTGACTTGTTAATTATTGATGATCCACATTCAGAACAGGACGCAATGAACATGGCCAGTTTTGATAGGGTGTACGAATGGTACACATCTGGACCTCGACAGAGGTTACAACCTGGGGGCAGAATAATTGTGGTAATGACGCGTTGGAATGTTGCTGACCTAACGGGAAAATTAATGAAAGCACAAAAAGAACCAAAAGCAGACCAATGGGAAGTAATTGAATTCCCGGCAATCTTGCCAAGCGGGAAACCGGTATGGCCTGGTTATTGGAAGCTAGAAGAGCTTGAAGCGGTAAAAGCATCCGTAAGTATACTAAAATGGAATGCTCAATACCAGCAAAATCCTACAGCTGCAGAAGGCAGTATTATAAAACGGGAGTGGTGGAATGTGTGGGAAAAAGATGATATGCCTGATTTAGCACACGTGATACAAAGTTATGACACCGCCTTTATGAAAAAAGAAACTGCTGACTATTCTGCAATAACCACGTGGGGTGTATTCTATCCTAACGAAGAAGGTGAAGCGCATTTAATTTTACTTGATGCTATTAAAGATCGGTACGAGTTTCCTGAGCTACGGCGCGTGGCTAAGGAACAATACGACTATTGGAAGCCAGAAACGGTTATAGTCGAGGCTAAAGCATCGGGGCTCCCGCTTACCTATGAATTAAGGCAAATGGGCATACCAGTTATTAACTTTACACCAAGCAAAGGAAATGATAAACATACTAGAGTGAATGCGGTCGCACCGTTGTTTGAAGCAGGAATGATTTGGGCACCGGATCGTAAATTTACTGAAGAGGTTATAGAGGAATGCGCTGCATTTCCATTAGGGGAACACGATGACCTTGTGGACAGTATGACTCAAGCCGTAATGAGATTTAGACAAGGTGGTTTTGTAATTCATCCAGAAGACTACGAAGATGAACCAGTATCACAAACTAAAAGGACATACTATTAATGAGCAAATTCTTACTTGAATTATTTGAGAGAGTAGTACGGGCTGCACAAAGAAGCCCCTCACCAGAAGATTTAAAAAAATTAGAAAAACTTTCAGAAGAGTTAGCAACGCTAGCTAAAGATCCAAGCAATATTGCTCAAGATCAATTATCTGTTATTGCGTCTAAACTAGACGAAATCGATCCACCAAATCCAGCTAACAGACCGCAAGGTAGATCTGCAAACATGACAGATAGTGCCGAACGTTCAATTCAATTTGTAGCTGAGAAAACTGGTTTAAGTTTTGAAAAAGCACGATTAGCCATTGTAGAGAAAATGAACGAAGCGTATGAGTTTGGTAATCCAAAAAGAACCATGGTTGATGATATGGATCGAATCAAAGCTTACCTAGATAATAATTTATCTATTGGTAGTAGTAGTGATGCTTTAGAGTTTTTAGACGACATTGAAGAACTTGGTAGTGGTATAGTGGATGATAGTGTCGATGCTATCAAAAATATTTCTAAACCAGTTGATGATTTTGATGATGGTAAATCTTACTCTTCTTTTGAGGAAATGCAACGTGACAGAAAAGTTGGTCGTTATGCAGAAAAACCAGAAGACGTTTCTAACTACGATGAGTTAGTAGAAGCTGGTATATATGAACCAGGCACTATGAATCCAGGACCAAATCATCCTGATGTTAAAGCTGGTATTATTGAAGGTTCTTTTGAAGAAATGTCAAATCCGCTTATGGATATGCTTGATACAGAAATTAAAATATCAAAATCAACCGCAGATGAAATTGCTAAAATGGGTGCAGAGATTAATGATTTAATGGATCAAGGTAGATTTTCTGATGCTAGAGTAGTTGCAGAACGTTTAAAAGATTTTCAAAATAAATTAAAAGCAGGTGATGTAGACGCAACTATTATTCCACCGAACAGAACATTAAATGCAGCTGGTGGTCGGATTGGTTTTGAAGATGGTAGTGATTTTAAAGGCGGACCAAAGATGGGAAGACGTGGTTTCTTAGGACTTATGGGTGCAGGACTTGCAAGTTTATTTATTCCACGTGGTGTTGGTAAAGTTGCTGCACCGGCAGCAAAGGTTGTTCCAGAAATGGCCGCACAAGGCATGCCAAGTTGGTTTCCATTATTAGTAAATAAAATTAAAAGCCAAGGCAAACAAACTAAAGTTGCTACCGGTGGCCGTAATCCAGAAAATGTATACACTCTAAAAGTTGATGGTAACGAATATACTTTAACGGAAGACGCGGTAAATGGTAATATGGATGTGTTTACTCGCGGAGATGATTTTCAACAAGTTAGTTTTGAATATATCCCACCAACAGAATATCGTCGACCTGACGGTAAAGCTTTTACCGAAGATGCTGAGTTCTATGCTAGCGAGTTTCAAAAAGGTGAGTTTCAAGATTTTGAAAATGCTGCCGACAGTATTGACGATCTAAAACTAGGTATTTCAAGTATAGAAGAATTTGCTACAAAAGGTAGTAAAACCCCAGCAGAAAAACTAGACGAAATAGCAGATGAATTTAAAAGAGCAACAACAAAAGAAGATACTAGTGGATTTGCTAATGGTGGTAGAGTAGGTTATAAGAATGGTGGTGGGTTAGGAACCTTATTTAAGGAGACAAGAATATAATGGCTGAAATAGATAAAGTACGTGGTAATGTTACTATACCAGGACCAGCAGAACTAGCACAAGAAGTAGACGTTACTGAGGAAGTTGAAAAAGGTCCTGTTGAAATTAACCCAACAGATGATGGTGGGGTTGAAATAGATTTTGATCCAACTGCACTGGTTGCGCAAAGTGGTAATGATCCAAGAGCAAATTTAGCAGAATTATTAGATGATGATATTTTAGACGAACTAGGTTCTGATTTACAAAACGAATACCAAGACAATAAATCTGCACGTGATGATTGGGAACAAGCATATACTAAAGGTTTAGACTTACTTGGTTTTAAATACGAAAACAGAACCGAACCTTTTCAAGGCGCATCAGGTGCAACGCATCCAGTATTAGCAGAAGCTGTGACACAGTTTCAAGCACTAGCTTACAAAGAATTATTACCTGCAGGCGGACCGGTTAGAACTAGAGTTATGGGTAAACTTGATGATGTTAAACAAGCACAAGCAGACCGTGTTAAAGAATTTATGAACTATCAACTGATGTGTGAAATGACTGAGTACGAACCTGAGTTTGATCAGATGTTATTTAATCTACCATTGGCTGGTTCTACTTTTAAAAAAGTTTACTACGATGAAACTATTGCACGTTGTGTATCAAAGTTTGTACCGGCAGAAGATTTAATTGTGCCTTATACAGCGTCATCACTAGAAGAAGCAGAAACTATTATTCATGTTTTAAAAATGTCAGAAAACGATTTACGTAAAAATCAAGTTAGTGGTTTTTACAGCGATGTAGATTTAGGTACACCTAGCTATAAAGAAAGTGAAGTACAGGAAAAGAAAAATGATTTAGAAGGCACTTCTACTACTAACAAAGATGAAATTTATACATTACTAGAATGTCATGTTAATTTAGATTTAGAGGGTTTTGAAGAAACTGACGAAGACGGCGAACCAACAGGCATTAAGCTACCTTACATTGTAACTATTGAAGAGGGTTCTGGTGAAGTTTTAGCTATTCGTAGAAACTTTAAAGCAGAAGATCCATTAAAAAAACGTACTGATTATTTTGTACACTTTAAATTTTTACCAGGACTAGGTTTTTATGGTTTTGGTTTAATCCACATGATTGGCGGATTGTCAAGAACTGCAACTGCAGCACTAAGACAACTTCTTGATGCGGGCACCTTAGCTAACTTACCTGCAGGATTTAAACAACGTGGCATACGTGTACGTGACGAAGCACAACCGTTACAACCAGGCGAGTTTAGAGATGTAGATGCTCCTGGTGGCAGACTTGATGATGCGTTTAAAATACTACCATTCAAAGAGCCATCACAAACACTACTAGCATTGATGGGACAAGTAGTACAGGCCGGGCAGCGTTTTGCGAGTATCGCGGATATGCAGGTCGGTGATGGCAATCAGTCGGCAGCAGTCGGCACGACCGTTGCATTGTTGGAACGTGGCTCGCGGGTTATGTCGGCAATACACAAACGTTTATACGCAAGTATGAAACGTGAGTTTATGTTATTAGCTGATACTTTTGGAACTTATCTACCACCTATCTATCCATATGATGTAGTTGGTGGCGAAAGACAAATAAAACAAACTGATTTTAGTCCGGAAGTAGATATTATTCCAGTTGCTGATCCAAATATCTTTTCACAAACGCAACGTATTAGTGTGGCACAAACACAATTACAAATGGCAATGTCAAATCCACAAATGCATAACCTCTATACAGCCTATCACGACATGTATGAAGC